GTGACACTTATTACGGGTGGCGTGTCTCTTATTTCAATCATCACAACGGCGTACACTGTAAGTGCATCATGGCAAGACGGTAAAAATAATCAAGATTGGACTAATGGAGATGTTTAATAAAGAATTTTGGTCATACTCGGTTGAGCGTGGAATAAAAACAATAGCTCAAGCTGCGGTTGCCTATCTGGGGTCTGGCTCGCTTGGCTTGTTTTCGATTGACTGGGCATCGCTTATGTCTGTCTCTTTGGGCGCGGGTTTGTTGTCAATCCTTACATCGATAGCCACCCTTACTAAGAAGTCTGACTCATAACAAAAAACCCACTGTGGTAATAAACAAAGGCGTTTAGCCTAATGAGCAAAGAAAAGAACCCCTTCGGCTTCGGAGGGGTTCTCTTTGTTTCGATTCAACTCAATGATGTCAATACTTTCTGTTGTTACATTCTTCACACCAAATATCCTCATCGGGCAAGTGGTCTGTAACACCATCAATCAAAACGACAACAGCAATAAACCAAATGGCTATGAAGATAACCATAAAGGTTATAAGCCCTATAACTAAAGTCGTGGTCATTCTTGCTCTTTGGTTGATGTGCCGTTATTCTTGATTTGCATTCCCGTAAACCCCATATAGGTCATAAAAGCCATCAGGATTTTTGCGACTAACAACCTTCACATTATAAGTGCGAGAAATTACAGTCGCTTGAGAAGCGTGTTTCACTTTCCCAATCAATGCCCAAGAGTCTGGATTCGCCTTAAGTTCATTAGTTATTGTTCGCCACTTAGAGGATGTTTTTCCGCGCCTCGCCGCTGGTGGTTGTGTCCACTCAATATTCACTTTACTGCCCCTTCTTTATCAATTGTGACTTAGCATTTAGTATAACAGAATTATCAAGCTAAATCAATGAATGTGTTTAGAACGGCGAATCTTCGTTTTGCTTGTTTGCAAACTCATAAACATCGTTCGTGGTCGAAGTCACGCCAGAAACTCCCATGTTTGTTTTTGGGAGTCGGGACAAATCAATGCCAATTGATTCAAGGTCTAGTCGAATTGAAGTGCGTTCATTATCGTCTTTGTCCTTATAGGTTTCTGAAACAAGTTTGCCCAAGGCGATTACTTTGTCACCCTTTTTCATTGATGCAACAATTTGTTCAGCCATTGCTCGCCAACCCGTTGCTCTCATAAAAAGTGTTTGTCCGTCTACCCATGAACTTGTGTTTTTGTCATATTTGCTTGGTGTGCTGGCAATTGTAATGTTTGTAACCGCAAACCCAGTTGAGGTATTTTTCAATTCTGGGTCGGATGTCAAGTAGCCAACAACAGTCATATTAGTTTCGTTACTCATTATTCTCTCTCTTGTTTCCTTTGATATCAAGGTGATACCACTTATTTGAACTTAAATAATATATCGGAATCTGAGTTGCATCGACTGCGGGCGAAGCATTACGCGAGAGTTTATAACCCAAGCGTCTTGCTTCTTGCGCTGAAAACGCGTCTGATTCAAATCCGACATTACAAGGGTTACAAACTGTCAATAGGTATTCAAACCCATCAAATAGCTTTGAACCTCCTGCACCTCTGTTTACGCGATGATGAATGGTAAGTTCGTTCCTGCTCCCACAGGCAACACAAATTTCATTATCACGATGAATAATTAGCTCGCGTTTTTTCTTAGAAATCAAGGCACGAACTTATTCACAGAATGAAGCTTTGATTCTTCGCGTTCAGACGAAACCTCCGAACGAATTGCATCCGCTCTGGCTTCCATGTAGTTCAATGTTTTTCTCATCGCCTCAACATTTGCTTCCGCTAATCTTCGCTTCATATTCAAAACGCCAATTTGTTCGTTTGCAGAAGTAAGCGCCTCAGCCCAAGAAGCGGCAATTGTAGGATTTTTGATTCGATGAGAGGTTTTTGATAAAGCAAATTGATATTCATACTCGGCTTTTGACTCAGCTTCAACTTGCAAGGCAGGTCGCCAATCGCTTAATAAAAAACGATTCCATTCAATCAAGTGGTCATTCAGGTTCATTTGTGCCGACATTGACCTTCTCCTTCTTGGTTGATACAGCCTCATCTTCTTGAATTACTTCGACTTCAATCAAGTCAAGCAATTTGGTTGAAAGTGTCATAAATTCAGCACTTAGGTTGGGTGTCATTTCGCCAAGGTCTTTACAAGTTCTAAACAGTTCGCGTAATTCATCCTTTGATTGACACGCTTTTGATTCAGCAAGCCAATCTCTGCCCGAACCGACTTGCGCGAGTTGCACAGGTGTTGCAACATCAAGTTCTTCGGCAACATACAACCCAGACAATTCCATTGGAAACGCTTTGCGAAGTGCAAGCATTTCAGCACATTTACCCAGCATCAAACTGCCATGCTGTTGCCACATTGAAGATAATTTGCCGCTAAAGTAAGGCGCGTAAGAAGCCCAAGTTGCTACCGCATACAACGGCTCAACAAATCCTGTTCGCATAACCGCAGCTCTAGCCGCCTTTGGGGGTTCTTGTTCAAGCCAAACATCAACCCATTCTTTGCCGTCTGATGTCCATTCAATTGGTTTTTGACCAGCATACTCACCGCTTCGTTGAGCAACCAATCTTGCACCATCAATGCCTACTTGAATTGTATATTTACCGCCTCGCTCGATACAGTAAATTTGTCGAGCAATAGGGTCAAGTTGCGTTCGTTGAACTGTTTGGGCAAATGCCTCAACAATTGCTCTTGGAGCAAGTTTCATTTCCTCGCCCTTTGAGCTTTGTATTTTCTTATACAACCCAGCAAACTCCATTAGTGCTTTTTGCGAGTCTGACCATTGGGTGGCATCTCCATGAACTGGAATTGCTATTTCATTCATTTCATCTCCTTCTCGAAAGCGTTTGCTTCATCTAGTTGACCTAGCAAAGCAGTAGCCAATTGTTTTATCTGATTTATTGCATCTTCGTCTCTGTCAACCCAAACGCTTACTGGTTGTAGGTCTACAGGTACGAAGTTTTCATGGTGTTCCCACACCAAGAGATTTCTGTTTGCGTCAGCAACATACATTTCCCATTGCATCTGTCTCCAATAAGTTGCTGGTATTTTGCCAAGTGGCTTGCTCGATGTTTTGACTTGACACAACTCGACACCAGTTTTCGTTTCCTTGATTCCGTCTGGTGTTGCCATAAAGCGTTTATTGTCTGCCGCGTGAAGCAAATATTTATTTTGACTAAATCCCGCCCATTCTAAAAGCAATGGTTCGCGTTCAATCCCCCACTCGGTTGCGGCGTTGCCAACAAAGTCAGTATAAAATTTTGACTTTAGAATTGACTCAATCGAATTGGGAGTGGCGAGTGAAGCGGCATTGCTCGCGGTTACTCCTTTGTTTCTAGCCTCTAGCCAAGCATCACGGTCATCTGAGTGTGCAACTATGCGTTTCATGATTAATTCAAGTGTCATTTTTCATCCCTTCAATAACATAATAAGGCATTTATTTCTTTGTGCAAGCATAATTATAAAAGCAGGCACTGACATTTTATAAATAAAACCCCTTGGGGAGCAAGCGGTATGCTCAACCCAAGGGGCTTTGTTGAGAGCCGAAAGGATGGGTAGGCGCTCAACAACATATCTTAGCACATTTTTTATTCTTACTCAATCTTTTGACACGCAGAAAGAACTCTATTTAGTATAAAATTCAGTATGCTATTACTATGGCTGAAAAATGGGGCAATCCCGAACTCAAATCTTTTAAGAATAATTACATCCGCAGGGTGATAGTAGACCAAGCAAGGGTGTTTGTTCACAAGCACATTGTGGGTCAGGTTGAGGAGTTGTTGCTTCGTGCAATCAATCACGGTGCGATTTTCGCTACCAATCACCTGCCTGTTATTTTACCTGCGTATTTGATGGATGATTCACCCAGTTCAAAAATGGGATTAAAATTACAGATTGAAAATTTCGATACTGTAATCGATGTTGCGGACATCGGGTTTAAACAAATTGGCGATGTATTCATTTACGACACAAAAATTGAAGTCAACATACCGACTCATGAAGAAAGGTTTGTTGACAAAGTACCGACTAAAATTGGATACAGGCAAATATCGCTTGGAACAGGCGGCGATGATGTCGGCTTTCTCGCATATCTTTTTGGCTTAACTGACCCAGCAAACAAAAGAGTTTTTGATAATGAAATGCTTGAGGCTTTGAATTTCTATCAAAATCGTATGGGCATACCAATTACGAAAACAGTAGATTGGTACACTTGGAACTCAATAATTCCAAGGGGAGGTGAAAGAATTGCGGCTGGGTATGCTGGGCAAAAAGTTCGCATATTACAATCTGCGCTGCGGGTGTATGGTTACAATTGTCCAATCACTTCACGCTTTGGAACTGAGACAATAAGAACGGTCAGAGATTTTCAAAAAGCAAACAACCTTAGAATTACAGGTCGAATTGGATTTTTAGAATGGAACTTGTTTTTTGAACTAAAATAAATCATAATTGCGATTATTACCTAAAGGATGGATAATGAATCGCAACTCATTGTTACGCAGACCGCTTGGATTTGAAGGTCATTTTACTCAGTTCCCAAACTCATGGGCAAGAGACACCAACATAGGCTTTAGAGCAAAAGGCATACTTGTTTTGCTTATGAGTCACAGCAACGGTTGGAGCATTTCACTGGCTCACCTTGCACACGGTTCGCCCGATGGGATTACCGCTGTTAGGACAGCAATTCAAGAACTTGAAAAATCGGGCTATCTCACACGAACACTGGTGAGAAATGACAAAGCGCAGGTTGAAAGAAGCGAGTGGTTATTGGCTGACCCCTTTGAATTAGAAAACCTAACATCAGGAAACCTAACATCAGGAAACCTAACATCAGGAAATCTAATGCTTAAGAATACTAATATTAAGAATACTAAATATAAAGAAAACAATATTAACAACAATTATGACGATTTGTTTGAGCAATTTTGGGCTATTTACCCGCGGCGCATTGGCAAAGGAAGTGCGCGAACTGCATTTGCTAAAGCCGCCGCAAAGGTGATTCCAGAAACCATTTTACAAATTGCCGAACAATATGCGGGCAAGTCAGATTTGCCCGACTTACAATTTATTCCACACCCAACCACATGGTTGAATCAAGAACGATGGAACGATGATTTGAGTGCGTCTGGTAATTCAAACGCAAGCACAAACGCAGCAGATATTTTGAATCGAGGCAAAGCGTTACAGCAACAAAGCGAAAGGATGAAGGAAATTGGACATTGAACAAACATCAAAAATACTGGCGATGATTGCTTTGATTGAAAATCGCAAGTTTACAGATGAACAAATAGCGGCGTGGCAGGTTTTGCTTAGGGACACAAGTTTTACTTTTGCAAGTGAATCGGTTGTTCATTATTATCAATCGCATACTGAAACCATAAAGCCAGCTCACATTTACAAAATGAGCAAAGACTTACAAGCGGAGAAAAGGAAAAAGGTATATGGAGATTCTGATTCGTAACATCGAAGCCGAAAAGGCTGTGCTGGGCGGCATATTGTTGACCAATGGCAAATGCTTAGATGACATCACTTTGCAACCAGATGATTTCTACGAATTAAAAACTGGCAGATTGTATGAATTGATTCGCAAAATGCACTTACGAGGTGAAGGTGTTGATGCTATAACAATCTCAGCTCATCCTGAATTTGCTACGGTAGGAGTTCATAGTCTTGATTTGTTTGCGTTGACGGATTTTGCCATACATTCAGACAATGTTGAATATTATGCCAATTTAGTGTATGAAGCAAGCACACGCCGAAAAGTAATTGATGCGAGTAGAAACATAATCAAAGATGCTGAATCGCTTGATTTTACTTATTTGACAGAAACAAGTCGAAAACGATTAGACGATGCAGTCGGCGTTAAACACGGTTCGATTACTTTTATAAGCGATGAAATTGGCGAAACGATTGATGCCATGCAACAACCCAGTCAAGCTTATCCAACGCCTTGGGCTTTACTCACAAAAGCCATAGGAGGGTTCAGGCGCGGTTCATTATACACAATTGGTGCAAGACCTGGAATTGGCAAAACTTCAATTGGATTACAATGTGCCATGACATTAAGCCGCGAAGGTGCAGTTGCTTTTGCTTCGCTTGAAATGGGCAGGATGGAAATTCACAAAAGGATTATTTCCATGGGGGCATCAATCCCGATGGATTCAACAATGAACAATTCACTTACTCAAACTGAATGGGAACGCCTTGCAAGATTCAAAGAGGAGATTAGACCTAACATTGTAATTGACGATAGGGCTGAGGTTTCAATACAGGACATCAGGGCTTTTGCGCGGTCTGTTCATAGAGTAATGCCGCTGAAGGGGGTTGTGGTTGATTACTTGCAACTAATGAGCAGCAAAGATAAGCGCCCAAGGCACGAAATAGTGGCTGACATGTCAAGACAGTTGAAGATATTGGCGAGAGATTTAGAAGTGCCAGTTATCGCGTTAAGTCAACTGAATCGTAACGCTGAGCAAAGACATGACAAAAAACCTTCGCTTGCCGACTTGCGTGAATCGGGTGCAATAGAGCAAGATAGTGATTGTGTTATTTTATTGCATCAGGAAGATGATTTACTTATGTTAGATATCGCCAAAAACAGACAAGGACCGCCAGCACTTGTGAAACTTCGCTGGGAGGGCGAATACGCAAGGGCGGTAAG